GCCTGCGTTCCTGACGGAGGGGCGGTCATGATCCTGCAACTGAACCCCACCATGCCCCTCACCACGCCGCACGGGCGAGCGCTGGCGCACTTCCTGATCGACAACGGCGACGAGCACCATCTGCTATGGGTGTGCATCCAGGACGACACTGGCGAGATCTGGGTCTGGCCTAACCCTGACGTGCGCGGGCGCAACAACCCTACGATGGGGCGCAAGCTGACCGCAGAATAATCCTTTACGCCATCGCGCTGACGTGCGATGGTCCACCGTCAACAAGGGGAGACTACAATGGCATTTCAGATCGACGTAAACGAGCATGATGCTATCGCGTATGTGAAGATCCAGATCGCGGGCAAAGCAATCCATGAGGCGGCGCTGTTGGCCTACTACTGCGACGGGCGGCGCAAGCAACAATTCCATGAAGAGATGGAACATGAGATCGAAGAATTGCTTTGCTTGTTGGGCGTAGACGACCGCTCCACTGCCCGCGCGTTAAGCAACCAGGTTGAGGTGCTGGAATATCAGGTGGAAAACCTGCGCGCTGCGCTGCGCGTCATTGAAGACATCCCACCGCGCGACATCGAGAGCGCATGGTCCATCGCGACCCGTGCGCTGCGCGAAGATGATGAACATGCGGCCCGTGCCGCTAAACAGATCCGGTGATAAGCCGGATCGCTGGGGCGTCCGCCCCGGCGTAGATTGTGAGGTGTGTGTAGCCTAGTCCTAGTGTTTGTTCGAAACGCAACTTGCCCCCGGTCGCTAACGCGCCGGGGGTCTTTCGTTCAAACCGTGCGACCGGGAAAGTCTATTACTTTGCTGGGCGCGCCGGTCTCGCCTTCTAACATGTTCCGCAACGCGGACTTGCTCATGCGCGCGAACTCTGGCGCGATGTAAACGTGACGCCGACTAAGGTTCTCCGCAGACGCCACCTTGCCCCGGTCGATCCATCCGGCCTCTTTAAGGGCGTGCAGCAACGCGGACTGCGGAACCTTGACGCCTGCGGGCGCGGACGCAGACAGGCGGTCACAAATGCCGTAGAAAGGCGTGGCTATAATGCCGCGCCTGAACTCATTAACCCTAGCGCGGATCTGCTCCACAATGTAACTCTCGGCGATGCTCATGCCGTTCTCGATCAAGTTTTCTTTAAATTCCGTCCACATGGGCGGCGCAGACGGGTTAAACTTAGACACGTCGCGGTCAGCCAACCACCGGGCGATGGTCTCGAACCCGCCCGCACGATACCAAGTCCACATCGCCTGCGCCTCGTCTGCGGGCATACGCCCCGCCGCCGACCAGATGCAAAACCAGCGGCGGTCGCCCGAACTAATCGAGATCGGAACAGGATCGTTCGTGAACGCCAGCACCATCATGCGGTTGACCATATCATAAGGGTGCAGGCCCTTGCGGTTGATCGGCAGCGTCTCAGGCGGAGCGGCGATGATCGGCTTCATCTTGTTGGCAAGCGCGCGGCGCTGCGACGCTTCCGGCTCCTTCAGTTCGTTCAGGATCAAAATCTCCGACTCCAGCGCATAGCCCCACTGCGAATTAAGCCCGTCATTGTCCACCAATCCACGGTTTTTGAGACCTGGCCCGCAGACCGCCCAGATGGCTGGAGCCCACATGGTATCTTTGCCGGAACCCTCGTCGCCGCCGTGCAAAATGGCGTGGTTAATTTTGACGCGCGGGTTCTGGAGCTTGAACGCCATCACGTTAAGACAGTGGTTCAACTCGGCCTCTTCGGGCACCAGCACTCGGCAATGGCCCAGCCACCGGGACACGTCACCAGCGGCCACGCCGGTCAGGTCAGGCCGAGCGTCGCGCCAGCGGTTGCCGTACACGTCGCCGTCACGCGAGACGAGGACGCCGTCACCCGCAGCGTAGGTGATGCCGCGCAACAGCCTAGCGTTGGCGGCGCTGCGGTTCTCGTCGTAACAGACGCTGGCCTCGATGCGGCGGGCGGTCTTGCCGGTGACGTGAATGGATTTGCAGAACACATGGCGAAAGATGGCGTTGAAGCTGTGACGGCTCAACTCGGTGCGGGCGTCCATGTCGAAGTAGGCGTCGTCTTCGATGACGTAAGCAAACCGTTCATACCAGCCCGCCTTGTCAACGCGTCCGACCTCCTTGCGGTTGACCTCCTCGATCACACGCGCGGCCTCGTCAGGGAACGCCTTGGTAGGCGACAGCTTGGACAAGGTGGATTGCATGTGCGCGGCCAGCAACTCGTCGCGCAGACCTGGCGAGACGCGGGGGCCACCGTTGTCGTGGACCCACGACAGGAACGCCTGCGTGTTGAAGCCCTCGCAGTGACCGTGGTAGCAACAGAACGAGCGGTCCAGAGGCTTGTAGCGGGCTCCGATCTGGCCGTCCGTGTGCTCGACGTTGTTGGGGCACACGATGCCCATCCAGCCTTCGGGGTTGACGTGCGACAGCACCAGACCCTTGTCGTTCAGCCACTCCAGCACGGTGTCCTTGCCGGTGTCGCGCAGCTTAAACGACAGGACGCGCGCGGTGTCGGCCTCCGCTGGCGTGACGCCCAGCGCCTCGCAGATCTGCGGCAGGGTGTACTCACGGTCTGGATGGAACTCAACCAAACGTGAACGGAAGAGATCGCGACCGGGCTTCAGATTGACAGAACCGGGAATGCGAAAGTTACGTACAGGGTTGGTCGCGCCGGGGTCCGTGTAGCCTGCCTCCGCGATGGCGGTGATGGCCGCGCTGAACTCACCCTTGGACGGCTGATCGGTGAAGCCGTAGCCCCACTGGAACGACCCCTCGCTGGTCTCCATGATCCATGTCGGCGGCAAAGGCGGCACCTTGGACTTGGTGCCGATGTCGTCCAGCATCATGCACAGGACATAGTCGCAGTTGGCGGCGCTGGCGCTGGGCTTGCCGTCGAGGAAGCGCGACGCCATGAACGAGCCGGTGTTGAGATACCACGCCTCGCCCTCCTTGCGGGGTTTGGTGGGCATGTACGCGGGCCAGGTGTACTTCAGCGAACCGTCAAGGAACGTCTGCTGCTCGCTGCCGCGCATGACAGGCTTCTGGCGCACCAGCAGCGCCGTCTCGCCTGCCGGGGCGAGCCCCGTGATGTAATCGTAGAATTGTTGTTCTTGCATGTCCTACCCCTTCCCGTAGCGTGTCATCGTCGTCGTCTCGATCCCTAGCGGCAGACCTACGGCCCATGCGGGCGGCGTACACATCGCGCGCTGCATGGCCTCCTCGGCTGCTACAGGATCTGCGGTCTCCAGCACGATCTCATCGTGGACGTGCAGGACGGGTTCGAACCCCTCTGCATCAAGCGAACGAAGAGCATGGCGCAGGATGTCGTTGGCCGTCGCTTGCGTGACGTTCTCGCAGGCCAGACCACGCCACAGGCGGGCGCGGGGCCACTCCTTGGCGTCTGCGGCGGGCTTCCATGCCGCCTTAGCGTAGGTGACGCCGTCTTCCTCCAGCTTGGCGTATGGGTAGCAAAGGATGCGCCCAGACGGCAGAGCGTACCAGAGGTGGACGCCGTCAAACAAGTAAGTAATGCGCCCGGCGGTGAACTCCTTGCCCTTGTGACGCATGGCGGCGGTGTAGCACCGCTCCAGACCTTCCCAGAACGGCATGGCCCACGGGTTGGCGCGACGCCATCCGTCCACCATGCGCCGGGCTTCGGGCTCGGGCAGCAACAAGCCGTAGATGCGGCCCATCGCGGCAAACGCGCCCACGCCACCAGCGAAACCACACGCAAGCTCTTGGACCTTGCCAACCTGGCGTTGGTCGCCCGTCACCTCGGCGACAGGAACGTGAAAGGTAGCGGACGCGTTGACCTTGTAGACATCCTCACCACTGCGAAACAGATCCAGCTTGGCGTCGCCCCGGCCAGACAGCCACGGGTTGACGCGCGCCTCGATGGATGACCAGTCGGCCACCACCAGCGCGTTGCCGGGCTCGGCCAGCAGCGCCGGGCGCAGCATCTGCTTCAACACGTCAGTGACGCGCTTGCCGTACTGGGGGACGATCTCGCCGCCCAGCACCATCGTGTCGCGGACTAGTTGAGGTTCCTTCGCACACTTGCGGGGGAAGTTGTGGACTTGCAACCCAAAGCTAGAAGCGCGGCCCGTTGCTGAACCTCCAGCAAAGACAAAAGCCCCACGCACTCGTTCATCGTCTCGATCAGCGAGATTAGCGGCGCGTTGGAACTTCGCGACCGACGAAGCCCATAGGTCGTCCGCACATTGTATGACCTCAGCGACATCGGGCGGCACTTCATCAGGATTTTCCCCAGCAAGAATTAAAAGGTTGCCGCGCACGGACTTGTCTATAGAATACTTGGCCTCGCCGTCCTTGAAGACCGTCATCAGCTCCAGCGCCTGCGGCCCGACACGGTCCAGCACCCACTGGCGCATCTTGGGGCTGCGGACACTGGTGATCGCGCCGTCCGTCACCTCACGGACGATCTGCTGGATCTCGTCCAGCTCGACGGTGGCGTAGCGCACGGCGGCGTTGCACAACGCGACATCGACGCGGACGCCCCGGTCGTTGACGCGCTCGTTGACGTGGTAGTCGGCCAGCTCGTCCGCAGACAGGTCACGCATACCTTTGCTGATCGCGCGCATGGCGCGCACGTCCTGCTCGCAGTAGGCCACCATCTCGGACATGAGCGTCTGGTCTTGCCGGAAAAACCCGTCAGCCTGCGGGACGGACAGCAAGCGAATCAGTTGCGAGCCCCGGTGGTCCTTCTTCATGGATGCGCCAGCGAACCGCCCCACGTCCTCCAGCGAGCCGGGCGCGCAGTTCGCGCGCGCCTGCGCCGCCGTGCAGTAGAACTGCGCCAGCTTGGGTTCAGGGATCTTGTGATCGGGGCACAGCACGAACCAGAAGATCAAGCGTTCGAACGCGGCGTTGTGCGCGCGGATCTGGCCGGTATGGTTGGCGACAGCGGCGGGGAATGGCTGACCGGGCGTCCAGGTCACCACCTCGTCGTCATCGAAGGCGTAGGACATGCACAGCACTTCGGTGCTGATGTCTTGGGCGTAGTTGTACACGCCCCGCGAAGGCAAGTCGCACTTGCTCCGCGTCTCGAAATCAAGCCAAAGAATTTTCATGGGCTGTAGATACTCACGGGCGCCAGCGGGGGGAGGACCACTGGCGCCCGCTTTCACTCCTCCTTACGCGCTGCGACGACGACGACGCGACTCAGAAGGGGTGTCGTCCGTGGCAGCTTCCGCCGCCTCGGATTCCGCAGGCGCACCATCCATCCCGACCCACTCAATAACTTCGAAGACGGGGGTATAAATGCGACCGTAGGACTTGTGGACGTAGTGTTCCTTTTTCAGGCGCACCACGGGAACCGGCTTGGTCTGGTCCTTATCGACCTGAGCGGCGATGGCAAGCGCGAGCTGCTGCACCGCTTTCTTGCCGCCCACGGACGTAACCGTGTAACGGCCTTCCAGATCCTTGTCCTCGCCGGACATGCACTTCAAAGACAGACCAACCTGCACCTCCCAGCCGCGTTTGGCGGCAGGCGGCGCAACGTCAAGTTCAGGCAGCGGCTGTGACACCGGCACCATCTTTTCGCCAAGAACCTCACCTTCGCCCCAAGCAATAAAGCCGTGGACAAAGCTGAACGGATTGATCGCCCAAGTCGAGTCATCCTCGATCTCGGTCTGGTCTGCGCCGAACACCCAATGGCCGGTCTTGTCCATCTTGATGATGACAGAACCCGCGCCGTCAGGGACGCCTGCGCTGATCGAACGCAAGCTAGAGGCAAGAGACGAAACGGAAGGAAGGTTAGCGCCACCGAATACTGTAAGATTTGACATTACCATTTCTCCTTAGACAAGTTTACCAAGAGCGGCGGACAACTGTGCGCCGATCTGCAACACCGCTGGGCGAGGATCATCCTCTGACGCCAGCGTGTTACCCGATGAGACAGAGACGACGTGATCCGCAGGCAGCGCAAGCTTGTGCTTCTTCAACACCTTCTCGGCTTGTGCAGGACTCAGCAACTTCGTCTCTGTCAATTCCTTTACATCGAGCCCCAGATCGCACATGGCGTCAAGAGCCTTTCCTTCATTCACCCACTGGCGCAGCGCGCGCTTGGGGACAAGTTTGTAACCGGGCACCGGCAGGCCAGCCTCCAGCGTCTGCATCGCCAACGCCCGCACTTCCTTGATCCAACCTTCTAACTGATCAGCCATCTTCAGGTAGTCGGACACGTCAGCGACATCGACGCTCTTCAGCGCGGCGACCATTGCCCGGTCAGCAGCGCCGGTCATGATGGGGCAGATCGCCTTGCCAGCGCACCAGCGGCACCAATCGCCCTGCGCCAGCGGCGCGTCAGGACGCTGGGCGACCTTTACGGCCTGCATCAATTCCTTCTCAAACAGTTGGATGCGGCGCGGCGTTGTCTCCCAACGCTTGACGTAGGGCGGCTGCACAATGACCAGCTCGACCTTGGTTGCGCCTTCGAACGCCCACTGGGCAGCGGGGGTCCGCATGGCCGCAGCGGCGTAGAACATAAGCTGTGGATTCTCTTCGACATCGACGGCCACGCCGTCGCCAAATTTCCAATCGACGATGTAGGCCGTGTCACCGATGCGGCCCACGATGTCCGACGATCCAAACACGCCGGGCAACAGATCTCCGAACCCGACGACCACCTCGGTCTCAAACTCCATCTGCCTGTCGGGGTCGATCTCGTTCAGCGCCGCCAGCGCGGGCAGCAACTTGTTGTCGATCAGATCCTGATCGAGCGTCACGTCCGCATGGACAGCGCCAAGGAAATCCTGCGGCGTAGCCTTGCCGTCCAACACGTCAGCAATGACGTTGTGGAGCAGGGTGCCGGTGTCGGCGTAGACGCTGGAGGGTTTGGGCGGCATCTGGGCGACGAGCGCCACGGAGCCAGGGCAGTTGATGACGCGCTTGGCGGTGGACCCGCCGACGATTGTGGAGTGTTGAGCCATTAGATTACCTCAGTGGACTGTTGACTGACAGACACTAGACTTTCCTTTACGAACATGCAATACATTTTTTTATGAGAGAAAGCGAAATCGAAACTTATTTCGTGTGGGCCGTCGTGTTGCGCGGGGGCACTACCTACAAGTTCAAGTCACCTATGCAACGCGGGGTGTCGGATCGGATCGCGTGTATGCCCAACGGCGAAACGTGGTTCGTGGAAATTAAAACCAAGGGCGGGCGTCTTGCGCCGCTTCAAGAGTTGTTTGCAATGGACATGCGACGGCTGGGGCAACAATACGCTTGCTTGTGGTCAATAGAAGGGGTGGATGAATGGGCCTCACGTTACGACCTTACCAAGAACAAGCCGCCGACTTCTTGTTTGAACGAGACCGCGCAATGATCCTTGCGCCTGTGGGCGCAGGCAAGACGGCTATCACGTTGACGGCGTTGGATAGACTGTACAAAGCGGGCAAATTGGACCGCGTACTAATCCTTGCGCCTAAGCGGGTGTGTACGGACGTGTGGCCTGTTGAGATACCCAAATGGAGTAAGTTTCTGTCACCTATTTTGGCGGTAGGAACACCGCAACAACGCGGTTTTGCGTTTAAATCCCCCGCCGAGACCGGCGCAAACGTCGTCATCATGAACTACGAAAACATTCAATGGTTGGCGGACGGAATGAACGGCCACAGCTTAAAAGACGCGCTTTTCGATACGGTCATTTTTGACGAACTGACACGGCTTAAAAATCCCAGCGGCAAACGTTTTAAAGCTGTGGAAAAACTTCTAGAGGGGGTCCGAACACGTTGGGGCCTGACGGGCTCGTTCACGTCTAACGGGCTCGAAGACGTGTTCGGCCAATGCAAAGTGGTTGACCAGAAGCTGCTGGGCCGGGCCAAGGGCGCGTTCCTCCAGAAGTACTTCGTGTGCGTCAACCGCGACTTCGGCGACTGGCAACCGCGCAAAGGCGCGCTGGAGCAAGTCATGGACGCCATACGCCCGGCGACCTTTGTGCTGGAGCCAGGCGAGTACAGCGACAAACTGCCGCAGTTAAATGTTGTGGAAATGCGCTGCGACATGGCTGACCGCAAACCCTACGAAAAGATGAAGCGCGATTTCGTGCTGGAGTACGGCGAGGACCGGATCATCGCGGCGAACGCCGCCGCCGTGACGAACAAGCTTCAGCAAATGGCGTCTGGATTTGTCTACGACACCAAGACGGAAGCGTCACTTGAGCCCGGCAAATTTCTCCAGAAACAAAAGGCCATCTGGTTTTCAACGCACAAGTTCGATCTGTTGGACGAGATCCTGAACGAGAACCAGCACGCCAACACGATCATCGTCTACAACTACAAGGAAGAGCTTGCCGAGTTGCTGCGCCGGTATCCGCTGGCGCGGACGATTGACGATTTTAACGCCATCCAGCGGTGGAACGCGGGCGAGATCGAGATGCTGCTGATCCATCCCAAGTCCGCCGGGCACGGCCTGAACCTACAGTTTGGTGGCTGCAACATGATCTTCCTGTCGCTGCCGTGGTCGCTGGAACTGTTTGAACAAACGGTGGGGCGCATCCACCGGGGCGGCCAGACGCGGGATGTCTGGTGTTATCTGCTGATCTGTAATAAAACTATAGACGAACGGATCTGGGGCGCGCTTCAGGACAAGCGGGCGATTTCAGACATAGCACTTGAGGAATTGAAAACATGAACTGGCGCGAGATCAACAAGGTGTTGCCCGATCTGGACGAGGACACCATTAAGAAAATGCTGGACGAGGAACGTGTGGGCGAGCAGCGGCAGTCGGTGTTGATCCGCCTGCACCAACGCTACACGATGCTGCGTGCGGCGCGGGAGCGCATGGAGATCCTTGGCGATGCCGAGTTTCCGCGAGTGATGGCGCTTACTTAGCGCACCACCCCTCGCGGCGGGCGTTGTTCTGCTTGACCTCGATGATGGTGCCCGTGGTGTCCTTGGACGACCACGACACGTCGCGCCACACGTCGCAGACCGCGCCGTTAGTCTCGACGGTGCTGGTCAGGGTCACGCACCCGGTCAGGGGAAGTGTTAACAGCATCGCCAAACCGAATCGCATTGCCTGTCCTCCGTAGCACGTCCGCAGTTGCAGCGGCCTCAACCTCGGCCACCGCGTCTCTGCGGATCTTGTAGTAGACGCCGCTCAGGACGGCTATGGCAATGAACGCCATGATGGCGTAACGCCCGACCGGCGTGAACAGCAGGCTAAACACCGTGTTCGTCCATGTGCTTCTTGCGCCAGAACCAGATCGCCGCCGCAAGCCCCACAACGGCCAGCATGATAAGAAAATTAGGGTTAGCAAATAGGCCAGCAAGCTGATTTGCTGTATCAGAAGCTTCCTGCGCCTGCGAAGCGACCTCCTTAGCAATACCCAAGCCTCCGAGCCCTGCCGTAAGTACCGCCGCGTTACCTTGCTTGCTGTCTGCCATAGTTCTTTTCGGAGGAGCATCAGGTTCTGCACGGTCCTCTTGTTCATCATGCGCCTGATCCTGTGCGGTCCACCATGCGCCTGCCGCCTGGCGGCGGCGCACCAGCCCTGGTAGCACCTTGCCGCCGCCCTTGGTCCATTTCATCAACTCGGCAGGCACCGCGTCAAGATCGCCAGCGTTGACCTTCTTGAGCATCGTGGACGATTTAAGGTTTCCAACGCCCGCGTTGTAAGCAAAGTCCGTAAGGACATCAAACTGGTTCTGGGTCAGTTTGACCTTGACCAGATCCATCACGGCGATCTCGTATTTGACGATGTCGCGCTTGAGGATGTCTTCGGCCTGCGCCTGCGTAATGGTCATGCCGTCGTTGACCATAGGAGCGCCCGCAGCCGACGTGTGGCCGTAGCCGATGGTGCAGACGCCTGCCGGGCAACGGTACGCTTTCAGCTTGCAGCCTTCAAACTTCTTGAGGAGGGCATCAAGACCGCCTTGACTCATGTGCATGGTTATTTTCCCTTCTCTAAAAGAGTGACACGCTTATCCAGCGCCGCGATCATCTGCGCCGTGTCAAACCGGATGGCGGCGCGGGCAGCAGCGGCATCCGCCACCATGTCCATGCGGCTTTTCTCGATGGCGGACATGGAACGCTCACGGTCCAACGTCATGGCGGCGCGGGCAAGCGCGCTTTCCTTCTCGACCTTGCTGATCTGATCGCTCAAGTTCTCGCGGATCTGCGCCATGTCGATGGTCGTGCCTTGCGGAGGAATGGCCTTGTTGTCTGAATTAACAACGACAGCAATCTTGGACTTCAATTGAATGATTTCGTTGTTAGCACCGGATAGGGCGCTCATGAGATAGACAACGCAAGAGAACAGGATCGGGATGCCCGCGAAGGTGATCTTCTCGACCAACGCGCCCTTGCTGGCGCTTGCCGCCATCTCGATAGCGAACTTTTCCTGTTTCTCTTCGGTCGTGCTCATTTGTCCGCCTTCGCGTCCAGCTTGTCATAGATGCGCTTGAACATGTCTTCGATGTGATCCATGCGCTTGTCCAAGTCAAACCGGCTAACGTAATTCTTGGGTAGGTCTACCTCCAGTTGATGAAGGTCTGATCTCAGTTCCTTGACCGCGCCCCAAACCTCCCGCGCAAACCAGCCGCCCATCGCGATGGCGACCGTGGACGCGATGTTCATCAGTGTCTGCGTGTCCATCACGGGGCCTCTTGAGGCGCGAGCGCATTTGAGGTGGACACGGCAGGACGCGTTATGAGATTGTTAGAAATTGCCCGGGCTGCCTTCTGCGCAACTTCGCCGCGCTTTTTCATCTTTATAGCGTCCTCCAACGCCGCCGCATACCGTTGTGGATTTTTGTACATAACATCAACCCCTTCGGCGGCTACGCGGGCCTCCATTACATTTTTGACTTTGCCGCCAAGCACCCTAGCCCACGCAAAAGGGTTTACGGCGGAAATACTCGATAAAAGCGCCCCCAAGTTTGCAGGGCTAGGTGCAGCAGCTACGCGCGCGCCCTTGCCATCTGCGGCTAGTTTTTCAACTTGCTGAAGCCGGAGTATGTCGTTTGCCGCGACGTTTAGATCGGCAAGTTGAGGCGCTGAGAACTGTTTTGCCAACACCTTGGGGTCGTACAACCCCTCGCGGGGCACCGCCCCTTGTAGCTCATCAAGCCGTTTCTGCACCTGCGCCGCGTTAAGCAACAAAGTGTGTTGATTTTGACCTATAGCCCGTTGAATAGTTTGCCTATGCGCGTTCAAAAACGCGATGGCCGCGTTGGGGTCGCCCGCCTTTATTGCGTCAAGCGCGCGGTCCTTAATGGTGGCTACCAAACCCGCGCGTTGATCCGCGTTTAATTGTTTAAGCAAGAAATCCATGTCCAGCGCAGAACTTAACGCTGCGTCTATAACTGCGTCTGCACCTTTTGCATTTTTAAATACCGCGCTACTTTCCGCAAACGCCTGACGTTGACGCACGTTGGTGGCAGCTTGCTCTGTAATAGCGGTAAGTTGGTCCTTAATACGGACGCCGCCATCCTCCAAAATGTCAAGTATACGGTTATTCTTTCGCAAAAACTCCGATGCTTTTTCAACGTTTACAAGCCCGTCTGCGCCCATAACTTCGTCACGAAACAACCCGCCAATTCCTTGGCCCATTTTTTGAACAGCAACAGGATCGCGGCCAAAAGTTGTAACGAATTGGTGCGCTGGCGTGTCAGATTCAAAAAACGCTTTCGTAAGTTTTTCAGGCAATATTTGCGATACGTTGTGCGCGGTATCGCTTAACGCTTGCGACGTTACGCCGGACCGGTAAGGGTCAATGACTTCGGTAATAAATTTTTTATTTGCTTCCTCATACGCTTTAAAAGTTTCTTTGGACACGCTATTTTTAAACGCGGCGTCCAATTCAGCTATAACGTCTTTTGTATTACGCGCTGAGGGAAAATTCTTTGCGGCTTCAGCATCTCTTACATCTTGAGAAAGCGCCGAACGAATACGCATAAATTCTTCAGTTGTAACCGTGGACGGTTGCGGTATTGGAGCGCCGGTTCTGCCGGGCAAACCGGGTATAATTGATGGTATGGTTTCGCCCGGCAAATAAGGTGTTCGAAATTCTTCTAGCGCGCGGATGCCTTCTGACACAGTGCTGGCGTTCATAGTTCCGGCTGCGGAATCGCGTACCTTCTCTGCGGCTTGTAATGCCCCGGCCAAATCAATTTGAGCGTCACCGGCGGCGTCAATTACAGGTTTGTATATTTCTGGCACAACAACTTTTGACGCCTCACGCGCGCCTTCCGCCGCCTTTTCTGTTAACGCTTGCCCAATAGCTTGCTGGTTGGGGTTGGGGATTTGCCCCGCCACGCCCCCGCCAGCAGCTTGCAACCGTGCCTCTTCCGCAGCCACTTGCGCTTCCAGAGCCGCTTGCACCGCAGCAGGGTCACCGCGCATCTCAGGCGTTATTGCGCGGGTCGCCAACCGCAATTCGTTTTCAACGTTGCCCAAATTACCTTGAATAGCCGCCACGCGCTGTTGCTGCGCAAGTTGCGCTTGCGGGGCGGTTGCGCCTTCTGCCAAGGAAGCTTCCATTGCCGCAACGCGGGGCTCTGCAACGTTAGCCGCAGCTAACGTCTCCGCAACCGACATTTGACCGCCGGATATTGGCGTACCTTCGCCAGAACGCATTGCCGCGAGCGATCCTTCTAGATCTTTGGTTCCTTTTACCATGCGGTTAGCGGCGGTAAGCGCGGGCGCAAGAGCATAGTTAACCGCGTCCCGCAGCGAATTGTAAGTTTTTCCCCCAAGGGTTACCGCGCCGCTGAGAATCGGCGTAAGGGGGTCTACGGCCACCTGCGCTGCGCGCAATGCCGTTGCCGTCTTGGGGTAGTTGGCGGCAGCCGCCGCCTCCTTTACCGCACCTATGCGCCCGGCAATGCCAGGTGTAAGAAGTCCTACAGCGCCCGTGCCAAACGCCCGCCCCCCGGCCTCGTAAGGGGATGCTGCGGGTCCAAACATGTAATCGGCGATACCATGCGAGGTTGGAAAAAGCGTGTCCTTACGGAACAAGCTTTCAACGTCGCCTATGGTGCCCGGCACTCCGCTAATGACGCCTTTAGGCACACCTACCGCAACGCCTTTCCATTGCTGGCCTAGCTCTTCCATTGTGGGGATAGGACCAACATCTGCTTCTGGTTGATTTTTAAGCACACCTTTACGGGGCTGACGCCCCGGCGCAGCCGCAGGTGCTTCGCCCGCTACCCCCCGCGATTCCGGCGCTGACGCAGCCGTTGACAAATGCTGCAAAATTTCGGCGTCGTTGTAGCCAGCTTTCTTAGCCCCAGCAATGTCAAAGTTCGATTGCTTTGCCAGATGATCCATTATTTCGGGTTCGCTATACCCGGCTTTCCGCGCGCCTTCTACGTCGAAGCCCATGATTAACCACCCCCAAAAGAGCTTAACGGCGGACGACCGTTAACTGGACGTTGCCCCCGCGCAGGCGCGGCGGGAGTTTGCGCCTGTTGAGGCTCTAGACTTGGCTCAGGCATACTAAGGTCAAACTGCCCTTCGTACTTACGAATTAGCGGATCGTAAGTAGATGTGTAATTTGACTTAGTACGCTTCATCAATCCTTCCGCGCGGCGAACGATAATGTCTAACTGATCGTTCAACGCTTTAGGTGTCAGATTTTCCGCTTCCAACGTTGCTACTTGATCCGCCAAAATCTTCCATTCTTGCACCGCCATGCTGCCGATAGATCCGGCTGACGCCTTAGCCATAGCAGTAACTTGGCCTTTAATGTCATTGAATTTAGTTTGGGCGTTTTTTGCGGCATCGGTAAGATTGGGCGAATATTTACCTGTGTACCCCAAAATCTTGCCTTTTTCACTGTCAGGTATTGCGCGCAGATTTTTTGCTGCGTCCAACACGCCTTGTGCCGTAGCCAAAGACTCTTGAGCGTTAGCGCGCGCGTCGCCAACTTCGGTTCGCAATTTTTGTTCTGCGACGGGCGTAAGTTCGCTTCCAACTTCTTGTTTGATTTCTTCTTTTCGCCTAAAAGTTTCCAACTCCTCTTTCTTTTTCTGCTCCGCGCGTTGTTGACGTTCTTGCGTCGGCGTCAACGAAATTGCAGGCGCTGTCGACGCGGGCGTCAGTGGCGTCGTTGTCGGCGGCACCAAGTTATTTACACCAACCGCAGGCGCGGGCGTAGCTGATGGAGGCGTCAAATTGTTAACCGCGCCAGACGGCAGCGGCGCTTCAGGAATTAATGACATTGTTCCAAGCGCCCCACCTTTACCGGGGACATAGGCAATCGGAGCCGTATCTGCCGTACCGGGGTAAATTGTGGGCGCTTTAGGCGCAGCAGCGGCCACAACTTCGGCGTTGGTCATTAACGCGCGCTGAACATTTTCCTGCGAATATTTGTTTGGGTAAAACGGTTTTAATGTCGGCGGCAACAAACTGTACAATGTGTCATATGTAGCCGCAGGGTTTTCGGTAGTATCAACCATACGCAGCGCCTGTTCAAACCGCGCGCCATGTTTGTTAACAAGGTCAACCGTAGCCGAATCCGCGCGAATACGATCATATGCAGCCGCCTGCGCCGCTTGCGCCGCTGCCGCCCCCGCCGCCGCTTGTTGCCGTTGGTAGGTAAACGCTTTGAGTCCGGCTTCAGGATCGATACGCCCTGCTGCTTCAGCATACGCTCTAGAATTAACGCCGTGTTGTGCCGCAGCGGCCCGCAGCGCGTTTTCTTTTTGCAGTTCCGCTGCCCGCTGCTGCATGAGCATGTTGGACGTTTGCATCTTCTGTATATGCTCAGCCATAGACAGCATATTAGGGGCTTGCGGCTGCTGAAGCTGCGGAAGCGCGGCGTTGTAGTCAACCATCGTTCTGTTTCCTTACGGTTAACCGAGCTTGCCTCGCGCGCCGCCCAAACCACCACCTATACCACCAAGATAGTTGCTCATCATGTACGAACTCATGCCCTGATTAAGCGCGTTTGTCACCGCATTGGCACTGTTCAGATAGCCCGACGCCGTCGCATTGCCCGCCGCGACATCCGCCTGCGCGATGCCCTGACCAAGCCCTGTGTAGGTATTTCCAAGGTTTGTACCCAACGCCCCGGCCTGCGCCGCCGATCCAGCAGCGGACGCTTGCCCGCCAGCATACAGGCTCTGCAACGGCGCAAGCTGCGCCGTCCGGTTGGTTTGGTAACGGTTGAAAGCGTTCTGATATTCTTGCGATCCAAGGTTCTGGCCGTACTCGGTAGCGCCTTTGATGTTCGCGCCCGACACGCCCATGCCTCTAGCGGCGGCGCTGGCGTTCAGCGCCTTCATGCCCTGTTCAAGACGGAACTGGTAGCCGGGGTCAGTCGTGAAGTCCGACATGCCAAAGTCTTTGGAGTATTTGCCGTAATTTGCTGCCGTGGTGTCGCCACCGATACCCAGCATCTGCATAAGCTGGTTCTGCGCGGTGACGCCGCCTTCGCGGTACGGTTGCAGGTCCGTGCGGCCCTGCTGGTACATTTCCTTTTGGGCGGCGATGCTCTTGTCCGCAGCCTCACGCTGGGCAGCGGCGCTCTGGGCAGCGGCTTCACGCTGCGCGTCTGCCGCGCTGCTGGCCCCAAACAGACTTGCGCCAGCGCCAAGAACGCTAGACCCTACAATAGCGGAAATCGGATCAGGCATGGGAGAACTCCGCGCAATAGTCTGTGTATTTCTCACCGTACAATGCCATAACTGCACCCGACTTGGCTAGGGCCGCGTCGTATCCATGACATAGCATGACCACGGCCAGAACAACATCATAGTAGGACGCCCGCCACATAAACGACTTGGCGTCCGCTTTACCGGCGCGTTCCGCTTCATCTGACGCCGCCCACTTTAGGAACGCCGTTGCCATCACAGGCAACAGGCTGGCCGAGTTAGCGGCGAAAAACGGATTAGACGGCATTTGCACCAGACAAGACCAGATCGCGCGGCGCATATCGTCGCCCGTCACCGGATCGCCGTCCACCACGTCATCAAACACTTGGATAGCGTCCCACAGGTCCAGAAGCCAAGCGCGGGCGTGCGGAGGCAACTCCAAAACGGTTGCAAGGTAGTCCGAGATCGTCTGCTTGTGCGACACCCGCGTCCCCTACGACAACTGTTTGATGAACGACGGCAGCACCTCGGCCTGCGCCCGCACCATCTCGTTGCGGAAGCTCTCGGTCGCCGCAGCGCCCTGCCGCGCCTCCTTGGCAACCTCGATCTGAAGCATGGGCATGGCCGAGATGGCACACATCCACTCGTCAATCTCCGCGCCAGTCTGCGGATGCGTCCCACGCAACTGCGTAAACCAAGCGCACTGGAGCTGGACGCACTCCTTCTTGATCAGCGGGCAGAATGATCCGTTCTTGAGCTGCATCGTCAGTCCTTGGTCGCGATGATGACATCGACATAAGACACGGCCAAGTTGATTGCCGTACCAGTAAACGTGTGGGTGTGCGATCCGCCGCCGCCCGTGGACGTGGTGGTAAACGTAGACCCTGAAGGACCAACTTGTTGAATTGGCCCCCCACCTGCGCCAACATTTGGCGATGAATAATATACGTCATGTGTATGCGCGGGTATCTGCGCGGTGGTCAAAGTTGTATTGCCAACCGTGCCCGCAACCGTTTGCGATGCAAACGCTGTCGTAAACGCTACCGATCCGCCGCTGCTGGCCGATCCAGACACTACGCGCAGTGCCTTGTTGTCGTGCGTAGTAGATTTGGTCCAACCGGTGGGCGCAGATGTTTGCGCGAACAACATCGCCGTGCCGCTGGGCAGGTAGGCCCACGCGCCGGTAAATACGCCAGGGCTGGCAATCTCCAATGCGGACACGGGCGTAGCCGTGCCAATGCCGACCTGCCCGGTGGCGTCGATAATGAACGGCGTTACATCAGGATCAGCGGAGTCTTGCACCCTAAGCGCCGCGCCCGTGCCGGTTTGGGTGATCGTAAGCGCGGGCGAGGATGTGTTGGAGTCAATAGTGACGTTACCCGACAACACGGGCGACACCGCAGCCGTGGGGGCCGAAATGTAATCCACCGTCCAGATTAGAGCGCCATCCGCGTCCTTCAGCACAAACTTATAGACCGCGCTACCCAGCCAAACGTTGGCTTCGCCGCGCGAGTCCAAAATGATCGGGTTAGTATTGGCCGTTGCCGCTGTCGCATCCGTGTAGGTGGCCTGCAACGTCGTCGTACCTGCGATGTAGGTGTACAATTGCCCGCCGACCAGCGGCTCGCCAGCGGCGTCAACAAAAGCTGTCTTGGGGGATGGAGTGAGAACAGCCATTATTCACCTATATTTGCAGCTACGGTCAAGATGACCGATGGGATGGCCGGTACAGGCGCAGACGCCGCTATGCGGGCTATTTGGACATTTGTGTTGGTAGTAGACCACATTAGCCGGAAATAGTCACCTGCGCTCATGCGGATGACAAAGTTCCAAGCCGCAACGTAAGCGTTACTAGATCCAGACATGGTCAATTTGGTGGCACTTTCAGGTACGGACGTTCCGTTTACGTCCGCCCAGATGTACACGTCTTTAGACGCGGCGTTGGTGCTGACCAGTTGCAGCGAGAATTGGATGTTGTAGGAACCCGTGCGGTCCACATAGACCCGCGATTTGGGCGTTCCGATGCTGACGCCTTGGGTCAAACTAGTGCTATCGAGCGTGATGGCGTAGGCCGTGTTGATGACGGCGGCAGTCTGCGTGGTGGTGTCGTAGAACGCGCCGCTGCGAAGCGAGCCACTGCCAAGGATGGCGTAAAGGTTGTAAAAGTATCGATACCACCCGCGCGTCACGTAGTTTGTCACCGTGTCCCAAATGGCAACACGCGGAGCCGGTATCTGCGTGATGTTATCAGGCATTGGTGGGGCTCACGATCAATTCCGCGCCCATGATGGCAATCTTAACCGGATCAGTTCCCGACACCTCGTAGACGCGGTCACGGAGTTTTAGAGTCATGCCAAGCCTGCGCCACAAGACGCGCCGCCCGGTTTCACCAAGCTTGCCCATTGACCGCCAATGCTCGCTGGACCATGTATGCCCGCCGTCGTCCGACCAACGCAACATGACCTGTGGATCGGAACCCTGCACAATGATTTCGTTTGTAGTTTCTTCTGATTCGCCGCTGATCGCGCCCGCAGACGCGGCGTCAGACGAGATGCTGCTGAGATAGGTTGTGGTCGCAGGCGTTGCGCCGTCTAAACCCACGCCTACT